TGATATAGAGTAATCAGTGGTAACGGTATTTGTAGTATCTGTAGTTAAATCCTCAGTACGAGATGCCGTTGTTTGGTATAGCAATACTCTAAGGTCTGCGGGGGTTAAATTTTCACTAAGAGATAACGAGTAAGCGGTACCGGTAACAGTATAAGTAAGTACAACAAGGCCTTGAGCACCAGAACCTGCTTGACCGCTGTAGCCTCCACCACCGCCGCCACCATAACCAAGCGGACTGCCACCGGTAAAAGATGCGGTTGATGTAGACCCAGTGCCGCCACCGCCGCCACTAGGCCCGTAGGTTAAAGTATTGATGCTATCAGTCCAAGCTGTAACGACCGATGTTGCACCCGCACCACCCGCGCGATACGTAGAAATAGAAGACCCGCCACCGCCTCCGCCACCTACTGTTCCTGCGCCTGCAAGAGCCGTTGAAGTTCCGCCTGAACCTGCGCCTGAGCCTGAAGTTCCATTGCCGCCAGCACCGCCGTTAGTTGATCCCCCAGCAGTTCCGTTACTAGAAGTTCCACCATTTGATCCACCACCGCCACCACCGCCGCCAGTAGTGGTGCCAGTGTTGTAACCCGCCCCACCGTTTTTACCAGCGCCACTTGGCCCCGCTGCTCCACCACCGCCACCACCACGAAGTTTTGAACCTGTTGCAGTGGTATTGTTTTGTCCCCCATTACCCCCAGCATTTTTAACATCTCCTACTGCTGATGCAGTTGCTCCGCCAGTTCCGTTAAGACCACCAAACGCTAGAACGCCAGTAGTTGTTGAAGATGGGACAGCGTTTGATGTATTAAACCAAGCGTTTGCTTGTGAACCGTAAGTTATTCCCACGGATGGAACATTTACATACGTTGCATTTCCCGCTACGACTGTAATTGCATTGGTTGCGGAATACCCTCCCCCACCTCCACCAAAACCACTAATTGCTCCAGAAGCCCTAGAACCCCCGCCAATTGCTTCAGCCTTAACTGAGGTTACTCCAAGCGGTACGCGCCAAGGGTAATTTCCTGTTGCATCAAATACTTCTGTGTACGTTCCCGCTGTGGTCACAGGGGTATACGTGATAATTATGAGGCCATTGCGACCTGCGTTACCTCCGCCGTAACCTGTGCCAGATGCCGGACCAGATGCAGATGAACTTTGGCCTCCGCTACCACCGCCGGGGCCGTAAACATTTCCAAGCCAATCTGTCCAGATATTTTCTTGAGCGCCAGCGCCTCCATTTTGCGCAACACTGCCGCCTCCACCGCCGCCGCCTGTTCCCGGTGTTGCTGCCCCACCACCTGATGCGCCCCCACCAGACCCACCTCGGCCATTACCACCAGCACCACCTAATATGGTTGTTGATGCATTTGCTCCAGCACTCCCGCCGTTTGCGCCACCACCACCACCACCTGCGCCAGGAGTAGTCCCATTAGCGTCACCACCATTAGCGCCATTTCCATTTGGCCCAGCAGCACCACCACCACCACCATAAGCATCAAAATTAGAACCCGAAGTAAAACCGGCACTTCCTCCACTAAAAGCGCCAGTAGAAGGAATGCAATTAGCCGCAAGACCGGGTGAACCAATGTAAGCACTTTCTGCTAAAGCACCCTGTGAAGTATTTACAGGTACGGTTCCCGTATTACTTATCCATGCTGCAAAACCATCACCACTACCTACCGAGTAATTTAGTCTTTTTAGCGGGGTTACCGTAAACCCAGTAAGTTTGGTATACGCGCCACCTCCTCCTGAACGTCCATCTGTAGTGTCTTGTATCCCACCAGCACCAATAATTTCAATAGTAATGGACGTGCAATCTGCGGGTACATGCCAAACAGAACCAAAGGTTAGCGCTATTACTACATCTGCCATACACCCCTCCTAAAGGAGAACGACTACTAAGAAGTCGCGGTAGCAGAGTATGTGACGGCTACGGTATCTCCGGCGGTAACAACTTTAGAACTAGCGAAGTTTCCAACAGAGTAAAGCGTACCTGCGGTGCTGGACTGAGTGCTTACTGCGCCTGATCCAGTAACTAAGAAGCAGCCATAAATTGTACCCCCCGCGCCAGTGATGGTGTAGGTAATTGACGTTGCTGCAGAGGTTGTGACGTTGGATGGCGTAGACCCGCTAGAAGTTGAGGCCGCAAAAACGGCAGTTCCCCGAACTGCAGTTGGGGTTGAAGCTACGAGTACAGTATAGTTAGTGAACTCCCCGGAGTTGGTTGTCACCACCGTGGTCATCGTATCTGCAGCCGTAAACGTCCAAGTAGCCTTGGTTAGCCCCAAGAAAGGGCCCACAACCGTGTAGGAAGAACCGCGCAACAAAGTGTCCATTAACAACTGTTTACCCGCCGAAACTACCAGATTAGGAAAACCCTCTTCCCACTTCACGTTACCGTCTTTATCTCGGCATACCACATGATAGTGACCTTCAATACTCGTAATCTCTGGCGCGGTTACGTTGGCGTGCATGGTAGCAACTGCGTTGTCACCAAAGTTGGAGAGTTCTTTAGTCATAGTAGTTCCTTATGCGCTACGAATCAGCGCGGTAGTTGAAGTGTTAGCAGGCATGGTAATCAAAAACGTGGTAGCTGATGTCTTGTCTGACCCAAAATCAATTACCGCAATGGACTTGTTGCCTTTGCTTGCATTGTAAATTAAGGCGCACCGGGCGGTTAGGGCTGATGTCCAGCTTGTGTTATTAAAGTTCACATAGGCTGTGTAGTCAGAGGTATTTATAGTCACACCCGTTAGAGTGTTTCCGCCCGCTGTATAGCCTGACGCTACAACTTCATTGGTAGAGCTGTAAACCGTAGTTGCCGAATCCAAGCTCGCGTTGCCCGTATACAAAGCAATCTTGAGCGTATCCGTGAGCAAGTTGTGTACTGCTTGGTACAGCTCAGCTTTAAACGATGTGGTTTGGCATTGGACGATTGCCATTAACTCACCGCCGTTCTAACTTGACCATCACGATACGCATCGGCCCGCTGCTTGCCATCACCAAGGTTTTTAAGGAGCGCAATTGACTGTACGTACAAGTCTTGGTACAGTTTTACAAGGTCTTGGTCACCTTTCATAAACCGGATAGCCTCAACCAGTGCACCATTAAGTAGTGCGGAGTCAAAGTTGTCACCAAGCCATGTGCTACCGGCGGTCACAATAGATTCCGGGTAGTAATAGTAGTGCAGCTCTACCGTGTATGTAGTGTTAGGCGTAGGACCTAGGATAAACGACAATTCGTTTACCGTTGCTGACTGTGGCCCAAAAATGGCATAGTGCTTAGGTAGTCCTGTAGCAGTTGCGGTAGGGTATGCTTCACGGATAAAGTTTACATCTTTGTTTAGCAGGAACGTGTAGTTGCCGCTGCCGTCAATGACTGCAAGGGAGTAAGTTGACAAAAAATCGGTAGGAGCTGATAAATATGGGTTGTTTGTGGCAACCGCGCCCGTTTGATTTTTACGTAGATTGGCTAACTGAACTGTGTTGTAGATACGCTGCTCAGCTTGCTGCGTAAACATGGCGTACTCATTCGCCGTGAACGTGTTTTCACAGATGTTAGCAATGTTGGTGCACAGTTCAGCGTAGGTCATACGTTATGCCATTGGGCCCCGGGCCATAGTTCCTTTGGTAGCGCAGCCAGTACCTCGTATTTTAATACCGTCTGTCTTAGTTGACTCATCCCCTGCGGATTTGCTAATTGCGCCAATGCTTACATCGTAAGTATCCGACTTGCTACGGTTTGGGCCTTTGCCGGGATTGGCTTCTACAGTAACCGATCCGCCAGACATAGTGTGAGGCTTTGCATACAGGCTAGCAGGGCCAACCTCTTTACCCATACGTTTCATGCTTTGTGATGCCATTATTTGCTCCCCTGATTTTTAGCGCGGGCCATATTACGCCCCATACGCATGCGGTCATCAGTGGTTGGACCACCCTTTTTGAGCTTTAGGGTAGTACCTTTACCACCCTTGTGCTCCTGCGCGTCATGTTGTTTAAACGCTTTTTTGATCATGGCTTTGTCTTGGGCCATGTCCATTTTTGAATCTTCTTTACTATCGCTCTTAGCCATGATTAACTCCTATGAAACTGTTATGGTCACTGTACCAACACTTGTCACCCCTACCAAGTAATTTGGGGTAAGGGCGGCATCAAAACTTGATGACCCACCAATTGGCGCCCACCCCCATTGGATATCCCGTGAGCCCCCAGCAGGAAATCCATTTACGTTATTTCCTGAAGTAACGTACGTTGTATCTCTTCGAGGATTACGAAGTGCTTGTGGGTCTTCAACCGGGAACGTACCAAGCATCAATTGCGGTTGGTCTGGGTCCCAACATTCATGACAAACAAGCAATTCATATTTCCGCTGCTTAATTATCTCTGTTTTTAACTTCTTTAGCAAAAATTGTTGACCGCAGCGATCACATTCTGCAATTGCTTTTTTACCAGAAGCAAACCGATTAGACATCAGGTTCCCCCAATAAACATCTGTCGGGGTACAAACCGAAGCGCTGCTGTCTCACGGTCTTCAGTTGCTGCCAGTTCCCATGCTTCGTCGTACTGAGATTTAAGGATATCTAGGCGTTGCGTGCCATTGGGAACTTTTAACGCCAAATAGTAGGCTAAGCCCGCGACTAAACAAGGTAAAAAACGAAATGGTATATCCATTGTGTTTACACCGCCACCCGCATCATCAATACGACGCATGCGCCAGTAAATAAGCTGGTATGTTGTAGAGTTATCCGGAGTTGGCCAGACAGTTACGGCAGGTAAATTTTGCTGATAAACAGCAGTGCTAGAAGTATGGGACACAGCAGTAGTATTATTTTGGCCCCGGGTACAGTTGTATAAAACATTGCCTGTTATATAACTATACCCAATGGTTTCTGACCCTATCAAAATAAACCCTGTAGCCGCCAGACCCACAGCTGATGCTACCGTAATTGTGGTATCTGTGGCAGAAATAGTCGCGCTTAGAGTGGTACCTACCGAAGATGTCTGACCATTTAGGCGTTGAACCCAAATTTGAATTGGCCGTGCTTGTTGCAACTTGTTGGGAATTGTGGCATACGTGGATATGCTAATACGGGTAATAGTTAAATCAGCCTGTGTAGAAGCACTGTTTGCGCCCGTACGGATCACATGTTCAAGCAGGTCAACAGTATCGGTTGGTATCGGATAAGTGTTTTGCCCCGGGACTAAATTAATAGTTCCTTGCTCAAACGTCCACATATTGATGCCGCGATTAGCCCAGTCAGCAAACAAAATGTTAAGTGATCTACGAGCAGTTCGTAGATCGTAGCCTGTGCGCAACTCAACACCAGCTCTCTCAAAAGCTTCCTCTACTAACTCAGTTAGGTCAGGGTTGAAAGCGGCAGTGCCGGAAGTGCTCATTATCTAAACCCTGCTGTTTTCTTCGCAACCGCCTTTGGTTGCGCTACAAATTGTTTACCTGCTGCTTTGCCCGCACGTTTGGCTTTTGTGGTTGCGGCATACTCAGCTGAAGATAGAGATTTTATAGCAGCTTCGGGTAAGTAGCGTTCACCTGTTTTTGACGATGGCTTCCCCGACTTGGTTCGCCATTTCTGGTCACCCCAGTCTTTGAGGGATTGCTGGGGAGCTTTCATATCAATCTCTGTACCCGCCGCCAGCTGCCTTATACCTCTTAGCTACAAGCTGCGCTTTTCTCGCGCTCCATTGACCTGCGCCAGTGCCTTGCGTGGCTTCAGACTTAACTGCCGACACAATGCGCTTTCTAAGCTCAGGTTTGGTGTAGTTACCCGCAGCATTTACGCCGCCACCAGCAGCCATATTTTTAGGTTTTTTACCTTCGGCTTTCATAGCAATAGCTGTAGCAGCCTGCTTAGCTAACCCACCTTTTTTGTATTCGGTAAAGTCAGTATTGTCGCGGCGTGCCGTTTTCTTGGCCTTGGACATCTTAGAGGGGTTGATGTCCCCCATACCGCGACTGGCTATCATAAGTATTTACCCTTAGTTTTGCCTTTAGTGCAGCAGCCATCAGCACGGGAAGAAGCGGAACCACCGGAGGCCATCTTTTTGACTTTACCACCTTTTTTCTTGCCTGTGTCTGCATCGGGTAGGTCAACGGGTTTGCCATAGTCCGCACGATTACGTGAGGTCATACTACCCTGTTTTGTACCTTTGGGGTATTGATCTAAGGCGCGTTGATTCAGTGCTTCAGCTTCTTCTTCCTTCAAATTCAGCTCTTTATTGATTGCATCGTAGTTGTCGCGGCCAGATTTTGAATGCCTACCAAAAACATAGTTATAGTTTTGGGCCTTACGGCCTTCTTCTACTTCTTTTCTTAGCTTACTAGAACGCGCATCAGATTCTTTAGCGCTATCGTTCCATTGGCTTGCAGGTACAAAAGTTGGCATGATTAGCGTCTCCCTTTAGCCATACCGCCGCCACACATGACCATAGTGCAGTTAGTTTTACCTCGTTGGGCAATGCCATCAGCACGAGAAGAAGCGGAGCCACCTTTGGCCATTTTCTTTACTGGCTCATCAACGGGCACGCTGTCAGGATACATGACAGGTTTTTCTTCGCGTTTTGATTTGCTCGTCTTTGGAGCTGGTTTTGGCTTTACCGTCGGTTCATCAACCGGTGTGTAATCAGGATATTTGTAATCAGCCATGATTAGCACTTCCCGCCTTTTCTCATCGCAATGTTAATGCCCTTAGTTTTGCCTTTAGAAGCAATACCGTCAGCAGATTTATGGCCTCCAGCCAAGCCACCACCAGCCATCTTCTTAGCCATGCCGCCTTTTTTCATGCCCATCATTTGTTTTTTGTCCAAGGCCATGTCGGCTTTAGAGCCTTCTTTCATGCCCTTTTTCTCAACATCTTTGCCGGACTTTTCAAACATTTTCATTTTGGAATTCATCATATCGCCACCTTTAGAAAATTTACGGCCCTTATCAGCCTTACTAAAATCTTGTCCCACGGATTGTGGAACCCCTACTTTCTTGGCGAACGATGGCGAGTGAGCTATCGCTTCCATGAAATTGTGCTGCTTTTT